ATAATATTAATTATTGTTTCACTTTTAGCGATTTTTAGGTTAATAAGAGACGCTATAATTTAATTAATTAAATTTTATTAAAAGTGGATAATAGAAAAAACAACGGTGGACATTCAACAGCAGGCAAAGCAGGAAGAAAGCCTTTATCAGACGAGATAAAAGGTTTTACTTTAGCACAACCACATGTTGAAGATGCTTTCAGAGTATTAGCTGAAATAATGATTGATGAAGCTAAAAGACCATCAGATAGGATAGCAAGTGCAAAGATTCTAATCGAATATGGTTGTGGTAAACCAAAAGAACATGTTGAACAAGACATTAACATTAACACAACAACATTAAAAGACTTAATCAGTTTTGGTAGTACTGAACCCGAAATATAAAACATTTGCAAATGATTCTAGATATTTCATTGTCACAGGTGGTAGGGGTAGTGGTAAGTCATATTCTATTAATCTACTATTACTACTCCTTACATACGAAAGCAACCATGTTATTTTATTTACACGTTATACCCTTACTTCTGCTCACATCTCTATTATACCTGAATTTATTGATAAGATTGATATATTAGATAAGCATAAAGACTTCCATATAACAAAGGATGAAATAATAAATCTAAGGACAGGAAGTAAGATACTATTCAAAGGTATTAAGACATCGAGCGGAACCCAAACAGCAAATTTAAAATCTTTGGCTGGAGTTACTACATGGGTGTTAGATGAGGCTGAAGAGTTAACAGATGAAGATGTATTTGACAAAATAGATTACTCGATAAGACATAAAGAAAAACAAAACAGGGTAATACTTATTCTTAACCCTGCTACTAAAGAACATTTCATCTATCAAAAGTTTTTCGAGAGTAGAGGAGTTGAAGCTGGAGTAAATACAATTAAAGGCGATACAACGTATATTCATACAACGTATAAGGATAATATATCAAACCTATCAGAAAGTTTCTTAAATCAAATACAAACGATAAAAGAACGTAGACCTGATAAGTATAAACACACAATACTCGGGGGATGGTTAGAGAAAGCAGAAGGAGTTATCTTTACTAATTGGAGGATTGGGGAATATAATAAAGATAATGGTTCGGTATTCGGGCAGGATTATGGATTTAGTAACGATCCATCCACATTGGTAGAAACTTCAATAGATAAGACTAACAAGATTATTTATGTTAGATTGCATATTTATCAAACAGGATTGACTACATCACAATTAGCACAACTAAATAGACAATTTGCAGGACGTGACTTAATAGTTGCGGATAATGCAGAGCCACGTTTGATTAACGAATTAAAATCTCAAGGTCTTAACATTGTACCTACAATCAAAGGAGCTGACTCAGTAAAATATGGGATAAGTTTATTACAAGATTACGACTTAATTATTGACGAAAATTCAGTAGATTTGATAAAAGAATTAAATAACTATTGTTGGCTTGAAAAGAAATCAGAAACACCGATAGACAAATATAACCACGCGTTAGATGCGTTAAGATATGCAGTTAGTTATCAATTAAGTAACCCAAATAAAGGTAAATATGGAATCAGGTAAATCACTAAGACAAATGATTAATGAGAGCAGCGCAAAGGTTGTAGATGCTTATAAAGACGAATACGGAGACAATTGGAAATTCCAATGCGTTGAGTCAATCGACAACGAAGTAGCGAAAGCTGAAGCGTCATTGAAATATTGGAAGGGTGTAAGGGCTAAAGTAATGATAGCAAAATGAAAGGCAAATATTTAATTACAACAGATGCTTGGTTTTTTGCACCTGATGGTCGACAATATAAATCAGTTTGGGGAAATGTGGAAATTTTAGAGGATTTTTTTTTAGGTGTTAAAACTAACCGTAATTCATCTAATTGGTTCGCTAAAGTAGGCACTGAAGAAAACCATGTTATTATTGCAGGGTGTCAAATTCACTACGCATTAAAATCAGATATTAAACCAGTTAAAGAAATAGTTAACGACCATACAACAGGTGAAAGTGGGATAGTTCACTACGAAAGACCAACTTATATTTACATAGCAGAATGAAAGTAAAAATAACATTTAAAGAATACGAAAGCAATTGTGGTGATGGTTGTTGTTATGATTACGGAATGATTACAACGGTAAATGGTGAAGAACTTGAGTTCAGAAATACAGACGCTGAAACAATAGTTAGGGGCATTCTTGAAAAGTTAGGTTATGAAGTAGAAATAGAAAGTATTTATGAAGATTGAACAAATTGTTAACACTAACAAAACGATGAGAGCAGAAGAATTAAGAATAGGGAATTGGGTTGAAATAACAGATTCAAAAGGTATTTGCACAACAGTGACTAAAAGCACGTTTGATTGTAATGTTGATGTTTTTTATAAACCCATTCCAATTACAGAAGAATGGTTGTTAAAATTAGGATTTTATTATCAAGCATCTTATAAAAACTATGTTGTAAAATCTAAACAAGAAAATAATAACTCTATTAAAAAAATAGATGGCTACTGGTGTTACAATAATGATTATTCAGATGCTGCGTGTTATTTTGTAACGGAACTTAAATATATTCATCAATTGCAGAACTTGTATTACGCTTTAAATGAAGAAGAATTAATATGCGAGTAGAAATAGATATTCCTTCCAACTTATCCGAGATTAGTTTAGATAGGTATCAAAAGTATATGCTAACGCTTAACAACTCTGACGATAAAGAGTTTGTGTTTCAAAAAATGATTGAAATATTTTGCGGTCTTGAATTAAAGGAAGTTGTTAAAATGAAAGCATCGACCGTTATCGAATTGGTGCAACACTTTGATAAATTGTTTAACGAAAAGACTGCATTCAAACATAGATTCAAAATGAATGGTGTTGAGTTTGGATTCATTCCAGACCTTGAAGAAATAAGTTGGGGGGAATACATCGACATTGAATCTAACATTGGAGATTTTCAAAACATACACAAAGCACTAGCTGTAATGTACAGACCAATTGTTAAGGACGTTAAAGGCAAATATGAGATAGAACCTTACAAAGGTGATTTAAGTTACTCAGAGGTTCTTAAATACGCACCCTTAGACGTTGTACTTCCTGCATCTGTTTTTTTTTGGACTTTAGGAATAGAATTAATAAGCAGTACGCTGTCCTCTTTGGAGAAAACGAAGAACAAAACCCATATAGCGAAAATGTTCAATTCTCAAAACAATGGGGATGGTATAGCTCAATCTATCACGTCGCTCAGGGAGACATTAGAAGATTTGACGAAGTTACAGGGCTCGGGCTTCATCAGTGCTTAACATTTTTAACCTTCGAACAACAAAAAAGCAGAATCGAGGTTAAACAATTAAAGCGATCACATGAAAAACTATTATAATCTATCTACATTATTGCATGACTCTATACTTGCAGACCCTTTAGTGAATAGAGTAACGAAGGGCAGCCTTGATAAGATTACCAATGCAAAGCAAGATATGTACCCATTGTGTCATATTATATTTAACGATGTAGCATTTAGAGGGAATACAACGGTGTACAATGTGTCATTGGTTATGATGAGTATAGTTGATATAAGTAAAGACGATGTAACGGATATTTACAAGGGTAACGACAACGAGGACGATGTGTTAAACACTACTTTAAGCATACTAAACAGGATATTTGAGAGAGTTCGACGTGGAGATATTAACGACGCAGGCTATGAAGTGTTAGACGACACTGCAAGTTGCGAGCCTTTTGTTGATAGGTTTACCGATGCTGTTGCAGGTTGGACAATGACCTTTGACATATTAGCACCAAACGAAATGACAATATGTTAGCAGATTTAAGAGAGTCGGGTTTACAAGCTGCTTTAGATAAGTTCAAAACTTCGGTAATTAAACAAGCTCGTACTAATTTAACGAAGGGTGATAGGAATGTATCACGAAAGTTATACAACTCTTTGAAAGGTGAAGCGAAGGTTTACGCTAAAGGTTACTATCTTAACTTTCAAATGGAGGAATACGGTAACTATCAAGACAAAGGGGTTAAGGGTAAACGTTCAAGTTCAAGAGCGCCTAACTCACCTTATAAGTTTGGAAGTGGCAAAGGTAAAAAAGGAGGATTAACGGAGGGAATACAACGATGGGTTAAGGCGCGTAAATTTCAGTTCAAAGATAAGCGAGGCAAGTTCATGAGCTACGATTCAACTGCGTGGTTAATCACACGGTCCATCTATGCGAAAGGTATACGACCAACTTTATTTTTTACCAAACCATTTGAAGCAGCTTATAAACGTTTACCTCAAGAATTAGTAAATGACTTAAAAATAGATTTAGAAAAGATTTTTAACTACTCAATTAAACAACCGAAATGATAAGAGCAAGGTCACCGTATATTATTAGTATTAATGAAACAAGTCAAGTTAGTACACGAATAGAGCTATTTATTAGTGCTACAACGTTTAGTGGTACACCACAATATAACTTAAGCAAGGCAATTCCTGCATCGAATGCTCCAACAACATATTATGACATTGCACCTTACATACGTGAATATTTTGATCACACGGTTTATACTAATATCACAACCTTATCAAATACGTACACGAGTGTTCAGAATTTAAACGTAAGAGTAAAGAGATATAAAACAGTTGTAGCTACTGAGACCTTAATAGATACAACCGACTACATTGCAACGGATGGATACTCAGAGTTTGCGGATAGTGTTAATTATAACGATGGCAATTACTTGTTAGACCAAAAGAATTATTACTATCATAGTGGAGCAAACCCAGGTTTTATAATGGCTTATTTAGATTCTACTCACAAGGTAAAATGGACAGATTCAACTGGGGCTACCTATACAAGTTCATCAACTGGAACTAAATTTCATTGGATACCAAAGGCTTATGATTTATCATTTGTAACAGACTATTGGATTGTTAAGATAACAACAGCAGCAAATGTTGTTTTAGCTACATGGACATTTTACCCTATTGAAGAATGTTTATATACACCTGTTAAGGTTGACTTCATAAATAGACAC